TTTGTTTTGCCCCGCTCGGGATTATCTACATAGTAATGAAACTATCGGTATGGTTTTTAGGTATAGAATCTGAGAGATCTTATGTCCGAGCCGAATCCAAAAAACCACATGGACCCTATGTGGCAAATGCATATGCAGATGTTGATGAAGAGGATGAGGAATATGGAGATAGCACAGATTATCAATGATGCTCTTCTCGAATATTATTCAGAAAAAGGATTAGAAGTTCCACAGTGGAAAATGCAAAAAGATCCTCAGTGGTGGATAGACTACCTGAACGAACTGAACTCTGGAGACTAATGGAACAATTACTTGGACGGGCTCTGCTTATCATTGCAGTGCCTTTTGTACTGACAACCCTATACTTCGGATCTCGAAAGGGAGGTTATTATGATAGTGATGACTATAAAGGAAATGGCACAGCACACTAATGGGACACTTCGCATACGCTGTTTTAAATAATCCCTGGTCTCTAGGATTTTTGTGTTATCTTCTTATCGTTGTTCCGATTTTAGGTATATACTATGTCCACAGACATTGAAGTTGTTTGGGGAGTTATTATACTTCTTTGTTGCGGATTAGCGTTTACATTATACTGTGTTGCATATATATTGATTATGGCTCTCAAGGAGATGCAAGAAGATGTCCAAGTCTGCGAACAAAAACAAGAAAGGACAATCGAAGCAGAATCAAGGCAACGCAACTGCGAAGAAAGCTAAGAACGGGGGTAAGAAAAAATAAGTATATGCCACGAGAATGGAATACTTCTTTTAGGGAACCGTGGAACCCTATCATAAAGAAGTGTCTAGATGGTGTAGATCTCCACAATAAATTATACTTTGAAACACAAGATACATTTCACTTAGATCAGGCTGAAGTGCTTCGTTCATATGTGTCTCAGTTAAAAACTTGGATACATAATACAGAACCTGAAGCATTTCATAGAAATAAAGTGAATGGATGATATCTATCTTGGTAATCCTAATTTAAAAAAGGCTCATACAAAAATTGAATTTACACCTGATCAGATTCAGGAATTTATCAAGTGTAAAGACGATCCTGTATATTTTGCTAGAAATTATATTCAGATTGTTTCTCTTGATGAAGGACTTGTTCCTTTTAAAATGTATCCGTTTCAAGAGAATCTAATTCGCAATTTCCACAAGCATAGATTTAATATTTGTAAGATGCCACGTCAGACTGGTAAGTCAACAACGTGTGTGTCTTATTTGTTGCATTATGCAATTTTTAACGATAACGTAAACATTGCGATCCTGGCAAACAAAGCGTCTACTGCTAGAGATCTATTATCAAGATTACAACTTGCTTACGAAAACTTGCCGAAGTGGATGCAGCAAGGTATCATTGTGTGGAACAAGGGCAGTGTAGAACTTGAAAATGGATCGAAAATTCTCGCCGCATCTACGTCTGCATCTGCTGTCCGTGGCGGCTCCTATAATATCATCTTTCTTGATGAGTTCGCCTTCATCCCGAATCATATTGCTGACCAATTCTTTGCCTCTGTTTATCCTACTATTTCTTCTGGCCAAAACACCAAAGTAATTATGGTGTCAACGCCACATGGTATGAATCACTTCTACCGATATTGGCATGATGCAGAAAGAAAAAGAAATGAATATGTTCCAACGGAAGTTCACTGGTCTGAAGTTCCTGGAAGAGATGAAGCCTGGAAAGAACAGACTATCAGAAACACATCAGAGTCACAGTTCCGTGTTGAGTTTGAGTGTGAGTTTCTGGGATCTGTTGATACTTTGATCGCACCTGCTATTTTAAAATCATTAGTATATGAAGACCCAATCAAGAGCAACGCTGGTTTAGATATCTTTGAAAAGGTCAGAGAAGAACACAATTATATGATGACGGTTGACGTTGCTAGAGGAATTGGTAACGACTATTCGGCTTTCTTAGTATTTGATATTACAGAGTTTCCTTATAAGGTAGTAGCAAAATATAGGAACAATGAGATAAAACCAATGCTATTCCCTAGCATTATTCAAGAGGTTGCAATCGAATATAATAACTGTTGGGTGTTATGTGAGGTAAACGATATTGGAGATCAGGTTGCCAATATTTTACACTTTGATCTGGAGTACGATAATATGTTGATGGCTTCTATGAGAGGTCGTGCTGGACAAATTGTTGGACATGGATTCTCTGGGAAAAAGTCTCAGATGGGTGTAAGAATGACTTCTGCTGTTAAGAAGTTAGGTTGCTCTAATCTGAAGACTCTAGTTGAAGATCATAAGATCTTAACGGTAGACTATGATATTATATCAGAATTAACTACATTTGTCCAACGAAAGCAATCATTTGAAGCAGAAGAAGGATGTAATGATGACCTTGCAATGTGCTTAGTAATTTTTGCATGGTTAGTTGCTCAAGATTATTTCAAAGAAATGACGGATCAAGATGTCCGTAAAAAGATCTATGAGGAACAGAAGAATCAAATCGAACAAGACATGGCACCATTTGGATTTGTTGCCGATGGTTTTGACGATGATAGTTTTGTGGATACGGATGGTGATAGGTGGTATACAGATGAATATGGTGACCGTGCTTTTATGTGGGAGTATAAATGAGCCTTGATGAAGAATTTGGATTAGAGCACCTATTATTCAAACAAAGAACTTGTAGATCTTGTGGGGTGAAAAAAAGTCTCATGGATGACTTTTATCTAACCAGAAAAAATCGTGCCACCTTCTCATCAGCTTATTCGTATGAATGTAAAACTTGTACCATAAAAAGAATTACCAATAAACGCCAACAAAGAAAAGAATGCCAACTAGAAATAGAAAATTGGCATTATCCTGACTGGTAAAGTGTTCACGCACTGTTTCCCCACTTGAAGCGATCAAAATTCTAAATACTTACAGACTTATTCTGGACCCACGAAGGAGAAATAAGATGCCTCTGAATTTAGCATCTCCTGGCATTGTTGTAAGAGAAGTAGATCTTACTCTAGGAAGAATCGACCCCACATCCGACAAGACAGGTGCCTTGGTCGGTCCTTTTGCAAGGGGTCCCGTAGAACTTCCCACCTTAGTATCCAACGAAGCAGAACTGCTGGATAACTTTGGACAATCTTACGACCTTGACAAGCAATACGAAACCTGGCTCGTAGGTTCTTCCTATCTTGCTTATGGCGGCGCTCTCAGAGTCGTTAGAGCAGATGACACCGAACTCAAAAACGCATTTTACAGTTCCGTAGGTTGGGGAACTGGACCTAAGATCAAGAGTGAGCAAAACTATAGTGATCTTGGTTATGATGATAACACAATTACAAACTACGATGTTGTAAGCCGTGATCCCGGTTCTTGGGGTAACTCGTTGAGAGTTGCGATGATCGATGGTAAGAGCGATCAAATTATTGCCCTTTCTGGAGTATCGACATCCCTCATCACTGTCGGTATGGGTGTTTCTCAAGCAATTCCTGCAGGAACTGTTGTTCCTGGAATCGGAGGAACTGTTGCTCTTGACGGACATCTCAAGGGTATTGTTACCGAAGTTCGTGAAGGAAATGTTATTGAGGTTAAGGTAACTCAGCACGTTTCGTCTGCTGGAGTTGTAACTAACAAGACCTATACTCCCAATGGAGTATACAGATTCATCGCTGGCGGATCTGGCGTAGAAGGTATTAAGATCATTAAGAGCAATGGTCTTCCCACAGATTTTGTTAATAACGGAACTTCTGCTCTTGCATCTACTGCATCCCCTGGAGCAACTTCCTTCACCTTAACTGGAGATCTTTCTGCAGTTGTTGCTGCTGGATCTTCTGTTTACGTTGGTAGTGCTCTTACAGCAGTTGCTGTTGGATCTGTATCTTACAGCGGTGGTGTTACCTCGTTCACAATCGGTGCTGGTTCCACAACTGCAGTATCGATTGCCTCTGGAACTGCCGTAACATTCTCGGGAAATCTCAGAAACGGAACTCCCTCGGATTGGTTCGATTCACAAGGCATCACCCTTTCTAACGGAAACGTAATTGCTTGGAATCAAATTGCTGAGCGTCCTGGAACTTCTGGATATGGTGGCGTAAGAGCTGCTCTGAACGATGAGGTACACGTTGTTGTCCTCGACGATAAGGGAGGAATTACAGGTAACGTTGGCACAATTCTTGAGAAGCATCTTTCTCTTTCTAAGGCAACCGACGCTGAGTTCTCTGTTGGAGATGCTTCCTACTATAGAAAGTACGTTAAGGCTCAATCCGAATACATCTATCTCGGTGGAGAACCCGCTGGAACTAGAGCAACTGGTTTCACCACCTACACTGGATGGACTGCTGCTACAGATGACGCTTGGGATCAAAATGCTCAAGGAATCATCTTTGCTGGTATCGGCAACACCAATATGCAACTTGCTGGTGGTGTTAACTATGGCGGTAAAACCGCACTTTCAAACACCGCTGCTAACGCTGGTGGTCTTACCGCTTCTGCTGCTAATATCAGAGCTGGATTTGAGTTATTCGCTAACCCCGATAACTACTCTGTAGATTTCGTTCTCATGGGATCTGCAAACTATAACCTTGCTGAAGCCCAGTCCGTTGCTCTTAAGGCAATTGATGTTGCAGAAAGAAGAAAGGATGCTCTGGCATTTATCTCTCCCTACAGAAAAGCGATCATTAGTGATGCGGCTGCTGGAGCGGTAACTGTCAATTCCGATGCAGATATTACGAATAACGTTATTGGATTCTTTGGTCCTCTGACATCTTCTTCGTATGCTGTATTTGATAGCGGTTACAAGTACATGTATGACCGCTTCAATGCTTCCTTCAGATATGTACCCCTTAACGGAGATATTGCTGGTATCTGTGCTAGAAACGATATCAACAACTTCCCCTGGTTCTCTCCCGCTGGAACTCTGAGAGGAGCAATCCTGAATGCTGTTAAGGTTCCTTATAACCCCAACCAGCAACAGAGAGACGTTCTCTATAGCAACAGAATCAACCCCGTAATCTTCCAGTCTGGTTCTGGCATTGTTCTCTTCGGAGATAAAACTGCTCTTGCTAAATCTTCTGCCTTTGACAGAATTAACGTTCGTCGTCTGTTCCTGTTCCTTGAGAAGGCAATCTCTGCCGCTGCCAAGGATCAACTGTTTGAGTTCAATGACGAGATTACAAGAAGCAATTTCGTCAACACGGTTGAACCTTTCCTCAGAGATGTTCAATCTAAGCGTGGTATCACAGATTTCGTCGTTATCTGCGACGAGACAAACAACACCGCTGCTGTAATTGACAGTAACGAGTTCGTGGCTGATATTTACATCAAACCCGCTCGCTCGATCAACTTCATCGGTCTGACATTCGTTGCCACTCGCAGCGGAGTTGACTTTGAAGAAGTCATCGGAAACGTTTAATTCCTTAAATATCAAAAAAGACTAGAGGTTCCACAATGGCAAGTAGACAACAACTCAACCCTCCGGCTTTAAGGAAGATCAGTGACTTTAAGAGCAAACTGACTGGTGGCGGTGCCAGACCTAATCTATTTGAGGTAGCATTAGCGTTTCCTGGTATTGCCCCCGCAGATAACAATGTTCTTGATAAGGCAAGATTCTTGGTAAAGGCAGCTGCGCTGCCTGCTTCCAACGTTGCTCCTATTGATGTTCCTTTTAGAGGAAGAATCCTCAAGATTGCTGGAGACAGAACCTTTGATACCTGGACGGTTACCGTTATCAACGACACCGACTTTGCTATCAGAGGTGCATTCGAGAAGTGGATGAATGCTATCAATAACGTAGCAGATGCCACTGGCGAAAGCAATCCCCTCAACTACAAGTCGGATGCTTATGTATTCCAACTGAACCGTGAAGGAGAAACAATCAGAACATATCGTTTCTATGATGTGTTCCCCACAAATGTTTCCCAGATCGAACTTTCGTATGATTCTTCTGATACTCTGGAGGAGTTCACTGTTGAACTTCAAGTCCAGTACTGGGAAGCATACGGAAACGGTGGAGACATCACTGGTTGAGGTAGCATAAATAGAAAGGTAGAAATCGGAATTAGATAATGCCCAAGCTGTTTGGCTTCTCAATTGAAGACACCGATAATAAAAAATCCAACGGCGTAGTCAGCCCTATTCCTCAAAGTAATGAGGATGGGGTTGACTATTATTTGTCTAGTGGATTTTATGGACAGTATGTTGACATTGAAGGTGTATACAAAACTGAAGGTGACTTAATTAGACGTTATCGTGAGATGGCACTTCACCCCGAGTGTGATAGTGCTATTGAAGATATCGTCAATGAGGCTATTGTTTCCGATCTAAATGATTCTCCCGTTACGGTTGATCTACAAAATCTCAACGCTAGCGATGATATTAAAAAACTCATTCGCAAAGAATTCAAACACATTAAAGATCTCTTAGATTTTGATTCCAAGTCTCATGAGATTTTTAGAAACTGGTATGTAGATGGAAGAATCTACTATCACAAAATTATTGACACCAAAAATCCTACAGCAGGATTGCAAGAGATCAGATTTATCGATGCTCTTAAAATGCGTTATGTTAGGCAGGAAAAGAAACTGTCTGAACAACAAAGAGCTGTTAAATCCAGTTCTTTAAATAACGCAGCAGATCCAGTAGATCAAATTACAAGAGGTGTAACTCCAGATATCGAAGAGTATTTTGTATATACTCCAAGAAACATATACCCAACACAAATTACTGGTGGTGGTAGTGATACAAAAGGAGTTAGATTTACAAAAGATTCTATCACATATTGCACTTCTGGTCTTGTAGATAGAAATAGATCTGTTGTACTTTCTTATCTTCACAAAGCAATTAAGTCTCTCAATCAACTTAGAATGATTGAAGACTCTTTGGTAATCTATAGACTTTCTCGTGCTCCTGAGCGTAGAATTTTCTACATTGATGTTGGTAACCTTCCTAAGGTAAAAGCAGAGCAATACCTCAAGGATGTTATGAATAGATATCGTAACAAATTAGTTTACGATGCTAACACTGGAGAAATTCGTGATGATAGAAAATACATGTCCATGCTGGAAGACTTTTGGCTTCCTAGGAGAGAGGGTGGTCGTGGAACAGAGATCACAACTCTTCCTGGTGGACAAAATCTTGGTGAACTTTCTGACGTAGAGTATTTCCAGAAAAAACTTTATAGATCTCTTCAAGTTCCCGAATCTAGAATTGCTGCTGATGGTGGATTTAACTTAGGACGTTCTTCCGAAATTCTTCGTGATGAATTGAAATTTGCTAAGTTTGTAGGCCGTCTTCGTAAGCGTTTTAGTAACATCTTCTTAGATCTTCTCAAAACTCAACTGCTCCTTAAGAACATCATTACTCCCGAAGATTGGGATATGATGCGTGAGCATATTCAGTTTGATTATATTTACGATAATCAATTTGCAGAATTAAAAGACGCTGAGTTGATGAACAGCCGTCTTGGTGTTGTTGCTCAAGTAGAACCTTATCTCGGAAAATATTACTCCGTTGAGTATGTCCGTAGAAATATTCTCAGACAAACAGATCAAGAAATTCTTGAGATTGATGAGCAAATCGAAGATGAGATTGAGAAAGGAATTCTCCCAGATCCAGCCGAACTTGAAGGAGTTGGTGCTGATGGACAACCAACAAATTTAGGTGATGTTCCTAAAGATGAGGAAGTCCCCGCTAAAGAAACTGAACCCCCAAAAGGCGGCGAGATCTGATTGAAGATAAATAAATTATACATGTTTGAATAACACCATGACTCCTTCTGAGATTATTGATGCGATCATTGATGATCGATCTGCATCCGAAATTAGTGATGCGATTAAGGACGTTCTTTTTGCAAAGTCGTCTGAAAGAATTGATGGTATGAGAGGGTCTGTTGCTTCCCAACTTTTTGGTGAGCCAGATCAAGAAGACGAAGAAGAAGAGTATGAGTATGACTCCGAAGAGGAGTATGAAGATGAAGAATCGCAAGAGGATCAAGAATAATGGCAAGAACTTTGCTTCTTGGAGCACAAGCTGCTCTACCAACAACTGTTGGAACTGCATCTAGTTTTGGTCAAGCAACTGTTGTTCGTTTGTACAATTCTGATACTGGCGCTCACCTTATTACTCTATTAGATTCAGATTATCAAGGAATCGGATCTATGACTTTGGCAGCTGGAGCAACAGAATTTATTGAGAA